ACCGGCGGGCGCATAACTTGCCAGGGCGCGTGATGGAGATTCCTGAACTCAAATTCAAGCCTAATCATTTCGCCAAGGGTCGCGCTACGAGCGATAGTGGCGGCAAAGGCACAGAGCGGGTGCAAGGGCAGCACGGCAAATACTTGCTGTTCGTCATTGATGAAGCGGAAGGTGTTGCCGATTTTGTCTATGATGCGGTTGAGTCAATGGCAAGCGGTGGTATTGCGCTCGTGTTGATGTTGGCGAATCCTCGCACACGCACTAGCAAGTTTTACAAGCAGCGGGTGCGCAGCGATACGGTAAACTTTCGCATCTCTTGTGTCTATCATCCCAACGTTTTGGCCGATAAAGAGATTGTGCCTGGGGCCGTACGCCGTGATTACGTCAATAAGATGGTAGAAGAACACTGCGAGATTGTGGACGAACATGATCCCGATGGCCACACCTTTATGCTGCCGTGGCAACCTGGGGTTATCTATCAACCGGATGCAGAGTTTCTATTTCGTGTGCTAGGAATCGCACCGGCTAACTTATCCGATAAAACCTTTTTTCCGGTTGGCCGGTACGAATCCGCAAAGCTGCGCAAGGCGATAGACACAACCGGTCAAACAATCTACATGGGTGTTGACGTGGCGCGCTACGGCAACGATATGGGGACGTTGTACGTGCGTTTAGGCGATTTGTGTTGGCGCGCAAAGCAGTTCAGCAAACAAGACACTACGGTTTACAAGGAAGCTATCAAGGCAGAGGCTTTGCATCTGAAACGCTCTCACCCCACGGCTAAGGGCTTGCATGTGCGCATTGATGGCGGTGGTGGTTTTGGCGGTGGCGTGGTTGATCAGCTGCGTATGGATATGGAATTACGGGAAACCTTTGCCGATTTTCAGGTTGTGGAAGTGCAATTTAACGCTGTTACAACCAAGCCAGATGCGTATGATAATTTAATCACCGAGATGTACGCTGAATCAGCCGAAAGCATCAAAGGATTAGCGCTACAAAGAGTGCCTGATGAGTTAGAAGAAGACTTGTGCGAGCGCCCGTTTGAATGGGTGAATCGTAAGGGGGTTTCAGTGCGGCGCTTGACTGACAAGGAAATCTTTAGAGATAGGTTTGGGCGATCTCCTGATGATGGCGACGGTTTTTGCTTATGCGTAGCGCCCGATTATTTATTTAGTATTCCTATCGTGCCATTTGTCCAGGGCAAAGCCCAAGGATGGAATCCAAGATGAGCTTTACTGATCATATTCGCAATTATTTCACCCGTGCCCGCCGACAACCCTTGCCGCCGGTCAGCATGCGCTTGCCTGGTGGCCGCGCCTCCGTGGACGCCATCGGCACCTTTCCCACGGCGAATTGGCTGTTGGTCTCGCCCGACAACTACGAGACGAATTGGCAACTGCTCACCATCGACTCCAAAGCTTTGGAGCGCATGGACCCGACACGGCTTATGGAGGTGCTAGCGGACCTCTCGCCGGAGGTATCGCGGGCGCTCTGGGACTTCTTGCGGATGTGCAATCCTGGCTGGGAGGTGAAAGCCTATCGCAAAGGTGGCGACACGGAGGACGAAAACGCCAAGGCTGCCATTGATGCGTTTATCAAGACAATGGAGATAGACCGGCGCTATGGCACGTTCGACGTGGTGATCGGCCGCCTCTTCACCGCTGCTTTTCTGCGCGGTGCATTGTGCGCTGAGTTGGTGCTTGATGAGAACGGCCGGATGCCGCTCGATTTGGCGATTCCTGACCCGTCCTCAATTCGCTTTCAGCGCAAAACCGACCCCGTGTTGGGGCAAGTGTGGCAGGCAGGGCAATGGCAGGCATTCAGCTTTGTAGTGCTAGACCGGCCCACGTTTTTCTACGTGCCGATTGACCCGATGGTGGGCAAGCCCTACGGCAGACCCTTGGCTGCACCGGCGCTATTTGTGTCGCTGTTTCTGCTGGGGATGCTCCACGACCTAAAGCGCGTCATCCAGCAACAGGGCTATCCACGGCTTGATCTGAGCGTGGACATTGAACAGTTGGTGAAGCTGGCTCCGCAGATTGCCAGTAATGCCCAGGCGTTCAAGCAATTCACCGGTGACATTATCGCCAGTGTCGAGGATGTCTATCGCCAACTCAAGCCGGATGATGCCTATATCCACACCAGCAACATCCAGGTGAACCGGCCTGTTGGCACGGTTGACGCCAACTTGGCAGGGCTAGACAGCATCATCACCATGCTCGAACGCATGGCCGTGCGCGCTTTGAAGACGATGCCCTTAATGCTGGGCGTCACCGAGGCGACCGGGGATATTCAGAGCAATAGGCAGTTTGAGATTTTCAGCGCTGGTATTCGTTCGATTCAGCATTACACCGAGACGATGCTGGGGCGCTTGTTCACCTTGGCCCTCGAAGCGCAAGGCATTCAAGCCGATGTTGAGTTTGAGTTTGCCGAGTTCAGAGCGTCAGAAGCGCTGCGCGATGCCCAGACCGAGCAATTGAAGATTCTCAACGAGAAAGAGAAGGTCAATGCTGGCTGGATCACCGACGATGAAGCCTCGGAAACCATCACCGGCCACAAGGCACAAGGCGTCAAAGCGGCACCGCCACCGATGCAAGCGCCAAACCAAGCGCCTGGTGCGGGGAATACGGACGGCCAACCGGCGCAAGATGCGCAACGGTGGATAGCCGAGATTGTGGCGGCGCGGGCAGAGGTGGCGAAAGCGATGGAGCTGGTGAGTTATAATGGCTATCATTGATCTGTGGGATTGCCAAAATGCAATCAATGATTTGTTGAATGATGATTACGATGAGGATTTTTTACGTCCGACGGATAATGCGATCAATGAAACGTTGCGACTATTGCAAGGCGTGACATTTAAAGGATGGCTATCTACGCTAGGTGACGGTGGAATTCGAGCAGAATGGCGCAACGGTAATAGGGAGATTCGCCTGCTTGTTGGTACACCATCAGCAGTTGCTACGCCAGTTTTACATAGCTACATCTATTACGATCAAGACAACGATTATGGTATAGACAATGTCACAACACCAGAACGGCTAAATGAGTGGCTAAAATGGCTGCTAGCATGAATCCCATTGACGCCGCTCTCTACCATAGCTTGTCTCGCCTACACCGCGCTTACGATGGCTTGCTTGGCGTGCGCGGCGTGGCCATGCCCAAGCCAAGCAAAATGCCGCTAACGGTCGAGATGGGCGACCATCTGACACCGGCCATCAAGGATGTCTACTGGCATCCACTGCGCAACGGCCTTAGCCAAGCGCCGGATAACACAGAGGACTTGCACGACTGGCTGCACCGCCAACTACGCAACGCGGCAACGTGGGCGGCGATTCTGGCACTACTCATGCGTTATTATCGCCGGTCAGCCAACTATGGCGGCGAAATTGCGCTTCGCAGACTTGGCATTGATGGCACATTTAACCTGACCGACGCCGAATCGCTTGCCATGCTAGACGACCGCGCAACGATGCTGACCACGGCTGGCAGTGACATCAACCTGATTGACACAACTGTTAGCGACCTAGCAACGGCCATTCCCGCAGCACAAGCATTAGGCGACGGCGCATTAATGGCAATCGGCGCGTACATCGCAGGGCGTGCGTTGACAAGGGCTGTGGGTATTGCTACGTATGAATCGCCTTGGGCGTTTAACCAAGGGCTAGGCATGACGTATCGCAACAATGGGATCGTTGAGATGATGTACGATGTCAACGGTATTGGATGTGAGGAGATTTGCGCACCGCTGCACGGCGAGACGTTTCCGGCGGATGCTGTGCCGGGGCATTTGAGTTTACCGCAGCATAGCGGCTGTGATTGCATTCATAGCCCTGTGACAGAGGGATGGAGTCAGCCTGAAATGATTTGGCTAGGGGGATGAGGTGAACACGAAAACCTTGGGCACAGACGAAAGCGCTTGGGTGAAGGCAGAAATCGAAAAATGCTTCAAGCCTAATTCTTTGGAAGTAACCGTCAAACACAAAGTCAATTACGGTGTGTCATTCTACGAAGTTACTATCACCGATGGCACTGCTTATGCACGCCAAGAAATTAACGAGAGCTATTTTGGTGGACCAAATCAAAACACTCTTTTTGATCGCATGGCGGCATCATTGGTGCAAACGTTTGCGGCAGAGCGCTATTTAGCGAGGTGAATGATGAAACCAACCATAACCAAGATAATATGTCCGCAATGCGCAAGTCACAAGACAGAATTAGCCAAGTGGGTGACATACACCGATGTCAAAACCCAAGACACCGAGTTTGGGCGTGAGCATCGATGTGTAGCATGTGGACATACATGGCAAATTATCGATTTGGTACATAAATTTACCGACCCGCGCCAAGCCCACACCGCTGATCCACGGGAAGCGAAACCGTTGTAATGTTAGATGAACGAATGGCAGGAGCTTATGAGCAAACTGACGCCACGCGAAAAACAAATCTGTGAAGCGATCCAACAGCAGCCTGGGCTGACCTACACCGGCATTGGTCAGCGCGTCGGGATAAGCAAACATGCCGTAAATTTTCACCTAAAGAACGTTTATTCTAAGCTGCAAGTCAACGGTAAAACAGCACTTGCCGTCAATCTGAGCAAAGGGGGTGATGGACGTGGTTAATTTTGCTTTTCAGGTGTGTTGTGTTATAATTTTTCCAGCCCAAATGTTCACAACACATCGTTTTCCATCGATCCAACAGCCCGAAAAATGTAGGGTATGTAGGGTATGTATAGTTATTGGCACACAAGACTTTTCTATAGGCTATATATAAATAGCAAAAATTTTTTTTTCTATATATAAGTTA